CTTGACTAGGCGGTTTTACCTGCACGTATGTGCAGGCCGGATAAGGCACTACGTGCAGTACTAAACCGGAGTGTGTGTAGTCGGCCGACCACAGGGCTTGACTTTAAACTGGAGGCTGTATGCATTCCATCGAGAGACTTTACCGTTATGACCGCGGTATCGTAACCATTGGTGGGCCTCGGTCAAAGGCTATCGTCCTGTACGCCTTAAAACGTGTACTAGAGTCGCAGGGACTTGAACTGGATGATGGCATCGACAACAAATCTGTCTGGTCAACGGAGGCGTTGTTCGAGCGGCTGGAGGAATTTGGCCGGCCGTTGAGACTTGAGGTGGATAAGCATCAGTGGGCCTGGGCGTATAAGCAAACGCTTAAAGCGTTCGGGTGCAAAGGACAGAAACTGAGTATTCTGCGAAGTGAGGAGGACTTCCTTGATGCGATAAAGCCATCAAAGTCGGCGGGACTCCCCACTCTGCGGAGGAAAGGCGAAGTCTTTAAACAAGAGCTAAAGCGCATGCAGCGGATCAAAGCCGATGTGTGCGCCCCACCTCCATGTCTGGCGTTCCATCGCGTCCAGCATGGGGATAAGGGCCCAAAGACTCGATTGGTGTGGGGTTACCCTTTATCAATGACCCTACTTGAAGCCCAGTTCGCCAAACCGCTCATTGATAACTTTTTGAAAATTCAAAGTCCTATGGCTTTTGGCTATAGGAAAGCCGACCTGTGGGCTCGCATTATTCCTCTCACGAGGGCAAAAAGGGTGCTTGCGTTGGACTATTCAAAGTTCGATAGCAGCGTCCACCCCAGGTTAATCATGATGGCGTTCAGTGTGCTAGCGACGTGGTTCACAGCCGCTGATCGCAGAGAAGGGCGGTGGGATAAGCTGGTTCATTACTTTATTCATACTCCGATACTTATGCCAGATGGGTTCGTGTACAGGAAACACCAAGGCGTCCCAAGTGGTAGCTATTTCACACAACTTGTGGATAGCATTGTTAACTATTTCCTGCTGCAGTGCCTATCCTATGGTTTCGGAGGTAACACCAGCTGTCTCGTCCTGGGCGATGATAGTCTTCTCGCCTTCAACATCGAAGGTGACTTCGGTGCGCTTCGTGATCAACGAATGATGATGGCTGGCGTGAGGACGGTGCTTAGTTGCCTTGGCATTACCATGAATATGGAGAAATCCCATTGCTATGAAGGCAGAGGGCGCCAGGCAATCCATTTCCTTGGCCACACATGGTCAAGAGGCTACCCACACCGCAACATGAGGGATGTCGCTCGACGTGCAGTATACCCCGAGCGCTATTATCATGGTATCACCACCCACGAAGTAATTAGGCAGCGTGTCCTAATGTTCTTAGGTGATGCTGTTGAAAGCTGGAAGCTGTTCCGCTCATACCTCAGTCCATCAAGGCATGGAGTCTGCTCCACTGCCGGATACGGCGTAAGGGGTGAAAGTGGAGGCAGTGACATTGGGTGGTATCGCGCCTTAGAGGCTGTGGGTACTGTGGTGAAAATAAACCACATGCCATTTAAAGGTCTAAAAAAAAAAAAAAAAAAAAAAAAAAAAAAAAAAAAAAAGAAAAAAAAAAAAAAAAAAAAAAAAAAAAAAAAAAAAAAAAAAAAAAAAAAAAAAAAAAAAAAAAAAAAAAAGAGGGGAAAAAGAAAAAAAAAAAGAAAAAAAAAG